AACTGTGCTATATATCTCTGGATAATCTACTTCTTTGGTATCATAATTGTATTTTGCATTTTGACCATATAATTGTTTATTTAATTGCACTATCCATTCTGATTTTAAATGTCTATTTTTAATGTAACTTCCAAAGAATAAATGCGTTTCAATTGGATTATTTCCTTCTAACTCCAGTATCGCTTGCATTCTATTTCTCCCTTCGTGTCCAACAACAATAGCTGGAACTGAATAGTCATCATTATCCCATCCAATTGGGATTCTTATATCCAACCAAGGAGCACCAATACTGCCACCATTCTTAATAAACTCTTTCAATCCATCAACATTTTTCAACTGATTTCTACTAGCATAAGTAGCCAAACTTAAAAAAGTGGTCGGCTTCATTAATACTCTTAGACCCATATAGTCTATTTCTCTATTATTTGGAACTGAACCTGCTCCGTTTCTATTATCGATAATAACTTCATCTATCTTCATAATTATATTTATTTGAATATCTAAAAAGAAAAGCTTCCAAATTTGGAAGCTTTTCTTTTTTACTAGTTGATTTTGCTTGCACTGCTTTTTATTATATCCTCATACGAGGAAGCCATTACTGGCGAGATTGAAGCCACAGATTTCTCCGCTGCACTTATACTTCAAACTAATTTTTCTAATTTTTTAATTATATGATGAAAATTATCATTCTTATATAAAATTCCCATACCACCAGCTTTATTCCAAGCATCTATATTACGACTATCATCATCTATAAGAATGTTTCCATTCCCAGCATATTTTTCTTTTTCTCTTTCAAATATAACTGGCAAAAAAGACAATTTATTTTTATTCAACCATATTTTTTTACCAGATATACATACTTCTGTGTGTGGCTCTTTAATTGGCCTTGTTAGAATAATAATTGGAATTTCTCTATTAATAAACCAATTTATTAATTTTTTACCATTACTTTCCCAATCCATATCTGTAAATTCTTTTTTAATATCTGCATGATCAACAAAATTTTCCCAATATTTATTATGATAACCAGCATCAATGAAATCTTGAACTTCTATATTATTGAATTTGGAGGCTGCTTTAACACAATCCACCAGCACGCCATCCATATCAAGATATACTTTTCGATGCTCTTTAATTTCACATAGTCTCATAATGATATTTAGCAAAATATTATTTTTCCCAATCTTCAGGAGTATTTAATACTTCGTGAATGAAACGTATAACAGCAAGCCTATCACTATCTGTTGCAGTTTTATCAAAAGCTACTCCAATTGTAAAACTTGCTAATTTATCAGCAATTGTATTCACTACTTCCTGTTAATTGGCTGGATATGTTTGCCTTAAAATATTTTCCATTGATTTCTTTAATATACACATTTATTTTTTTCCTATCGAAATATTTGCAGTAACAACACTTGCATTAGCTATATAATTAGACAATGCTTCAAGATTTGGTTTAATTGCCAACATACTATCCAAATGCTTCGTCTCGTCAGGACGAACCGCAATCTTTGGATTTAATTGTGGGTTTGTTTCAATTGAAAGCCCCATTTGATTATATAAAGCAGTTGGGTCGCCAGGGAAACAAAAAGTCCCATTATGATTTAAACGAATAGTGGGATCTGCAAAAATTTCAATACCAATTGCTCTTGCCCTAGCACAGAATAACCAATCTTCTGATAAGTATTCCATAGTATCTGGACTAATTGCACAATCAAACAAAGCATAACAAAATGGATTATATTTTGGATCAAGACCAATATTATTGGTAAATTTTGTTTGTGGATAAGCAACCATCATTTTATTAAAAACTTCTCTTTTAATAAGCATAAATCCTGTACCCAAACGACTAACTGGAATCATACCATCAATTACTTTTATTTGACCTTTTTCATCAACGCATTCTGGATTGCAATTAACCACAAAATCTGGTGGAAGAGTTTTCTTTGGATATAATCCACCAACCAAATCTTTATCATGCAATATCAATTTAAATATATGTTCAGGATCAAACCCAATATCACTATCAATAAACATTAACCTAGTCGCGGCGGAATTTTCTAAAAATTTTGCAACTAGGTGATTTCTGGCTCTACTTATTAAGCTCTCATTTGTCATAGTGTCAATACTAAATTGCAATCCAATTCTTTGGGCATAAATTACAAATTTTATCATGCTGGTCATTAAAGATTCATAACACATTCCAGCATAACAAGGCAGTGCAAATTGTATATGTTGCTTTCTTAAAAAATCAACCTGTTCCTGAGTTATATTCATTTATTTTTATCCTTATATATCATTCCATTATTTAAACAATTCTAAACTTTGCAACTCTGATTGAGACTTAGTTGCTATAGCCCATTCTTTAGATGCTTTTAATTTATAAAATCTAATTATTTCTGATTGGTGTTGAAGTAGGAAATTTTCATATTTTAAAGCAATGTTGCATGGACAATTATAACAAACTGGATTTCCTTGAATCATTGCAACTGAAACAGAATCATCCTCAGTTCCAATATATTTATCTGGATGCTCTTTCTGTAATTTAAGAAGATTTTCCAATTCTCCTTCTTCCCAATCATTATCTTAGCTATATGAAAAATGAGTTCTTCCGCAACTGCATTCAGTTACAATACTGCCACCATCTACAAATGCATTCCAAAACATTTCACTTGCTTTATTTTGTGACATTTATTTTCTCCCAATTTCCTGTAATATAAAATGAATCACCATTTCGAGTTAAAATTTTATGAGCTATTTTGTTATTTGTTCCCAATACTTCGCACATTAATGCAGGTTTAAAAACTTTTATAGAATGATCACTAAAAATGTATTCTCGTTCTGTTTCATTTAGAATGTTATTCCAAATTTCTGTATTATTCATTTATTTCCCTTCAAAATTTCAATTGCTTTATTTGCTAACTCTTCTGTCAAACCAGATTGAAACTGCGTTTTCACCAAAAATTGCTTCAAATGATCTATGCCAAAATCATCAATGATAACGAACGATTTAACACCAACTTTATCATCCAAAAATTTTTGAATTTCCAATCCTCTATCAACTTGATGAAATTCTTTTCCATCTTCCCAATGTGGACTTAATTCTGGTGTTACTCCTATTACTTTTCCAGTAACTCCCCAATATTTCATTATTAATGAAATTTCTTGCTGGCCACAATATTTCCAAGAACTGCTAATAACAATTTTTGCTTTTGTTGCATCTGTTATTGCATTTAACTGTTTAATACAATTTTCATCTGCAACCATACATTTTCCAACTCTATCTTTAAAGTCAGAAGTAATTACCAATACACCATCAATATCCAAAAATATTATTTTCATTATTTCCTATCCAGAAAATCAATAACTTTCTGAGATTCTGACAAATATGATTCTTGAAATGGATCATCATTTGTTTTATGTTTTGTTGGATTTGGTCTATCCAAGCATGGCCCTTCGTTTCTTTCATTTACAGGGACGCCATCCATAGAATGCCACTTGTTATTCCAAACTGTTATTTTATTATATGAAGCAAGACAATCAATTAGATATTCTGCCAACATAAAATCAGGGGTATTGGATGAATTTTCCAAACTATATTTGTTCAACAATCCAGATAATTCTTTGGAAAAAGTTTCTTCTTTTGGAACCATTCTATCTTTGGAAGTATTATCAACATAAAATTTCCCACATTCACATGTTAGAAGTGGTTTATTATAATCACATGTATAAACATGAATATGCTCTTCTACTACTTCATATGGTGCGCTTTCCATAACTTCTCCACAACTCATAACTTCATCTGCATATATAAGAATTTTACGCCAATCTTCTGGTATTTCTTGTCCTAAAGCTGATTTTCTGGCTATTTCTCTAACTCGTTTGTAAGCTTTTGTTTCTTCTTTGGTCATATTACACCTTCTATAGTCATTTAAACACAAACAAAAAAATAAGTCAAGTAAAATCTTGACTTATTTTGAATTATTAATATTTCTAAAAAGCTATTTTAATACTCTCTATACGACCGTGACTTATGTTACTTATATTGGCTCTAAGCCAAGAATATTTTCCAGTAATTGTATAGAATTTATTTGTGATTATAGGTTTTCCAGATTCTTGAATTCCAGGAACCAAAGGAAGGTAATTAAATACCAAATTATTTGTCGAACTTCCATCCATACCACTAACCAATTGAACTGGAATCCATACTGCATTATTGGGATTTCTATTTAAAGTAGCTTCAATAGCGACATTAGCTGTAAGATTAGATGTAATTATTTGAACTGTATGTTGACCGTTTGATCTATTAACTAATCCATCCCCTTTTACTGGTTGAGAAATAAAATTGGGCACTTTGGAAGTATTTGTTCCAAATCCACCTTCATAGTCTAAACCTGAAATAATTACTTCACCAAAAGCTGTCATTTATTATTCCGCGCTTATTTCAACAATAATTGTTTTATTATCGATTATTTCTTCAACTGCTTCCATCAAAGTTGATAATTTCTCAACAGATATCATCTCTTTTGGCTCTGACTCTTTATCTTTTACGATAGTGCTCAAAGAGAGCACTATCTTTTCTGTATGTATTCTTGCCATAAATTCTCCTAAATTACTGGTTTAGACAATTTCTTCATTATCTTCACTGTAGATATTGAATGTGAAATTACTAAATCATTATTAAACCAATCCAAATTTACAGTTGATCCATTAATAATATTTCCTGTTAACAACTGCACACTCAAAGGATATTTAATTGTTGAATCAACAATTTTAGCAATCTTTCTTGCACCATATTTACTATCTGTATTTAGTGAAAGAATATGATCAATAAGATTTTCAGTAGGAACAAGTTTGATATTTTTGTCCTTTATTAATGATTCAATATCCAAAATTCTCTCATTAACAATTCTGCGGAGACTAATATCATCCAATTTATTAAATTCTACAATTCCTGTGATTCTTCCACGCAATTCAGTTAGCATAAATGAATCAACTGCCTTTGATGTTTCGCTTTTTCCTGTTGCATTTGAATTAAAACCAAGTTTCAATTTTTCATTTTCTTTAGAACCAAGATTACTGCACATTACAACAATAGAATTTCTGCAATCTGCAACTTTTCCTGTTGTTCCTGTGATTTTACCATCATCCAACAACTGAAGTAAAATAGTAAAGATATCAGGATGTGCTTTTTCCATTTCATCAAACAAAATTACTGAATTTGGATTCTTTATAATGTCATTAATTAATTGACCTTCTCCTGTTCCTCCATCTCCAAATCCTACATATCCTGGAGGTGCTCCAATCAAACGAGCAAGAGTATGCTTTTCTTGAAATTCACTCATATCATATTTTAGAAGAGTCATACTCATATTATTTGCAATCTGCTTTGCCAAAAAAGTCTTACCAACTCCACTTGGTCCAGTAAAAACATAACTACCAATTGGTTTATTTGGATCACGCAATCCTGACTGAGCAATAATTAAACCTTCAGCAACCGAATCAATAGCTTTATCTTGATGAAAAACTTTATTTTTCAAAATAGATCCAATTGTCAAAATATCCATCGATGTTTTTGAATCTGTATCTTTAATATGAACGCCAGTTATTTCTGAAACTTCAGAAACAATGGATTCTCTATTAACGATTTTCTTCTTCAAAGACATAACTTGAGTTCTTGCACATGCGCTATCAATAACATCGATAGCTTTATCAGGAAATTTTCTATCAGCTTGATACCTTCCAGTTAATTCAACTGCTGCCTTAATAGCATCTTGCGTAATTTTGCAGTGATGAAATTTTTCCATAGAAATTTTATTACCATTAAGAATTGCAATAGTTTCCTCTTGTGAAGGCTCATCAATATTAAGAACTCTAAATCTACGCATTAAAGCTGTATCTTTTTCAAATGTCTGTCTATACCCTTCCCATGTTGTTGCTGCCAAAACTTTAATATTTCCACGAGAAAGTTCTGGTTTAAGCATAGCTGAAAATCCAACCCCTGATTGACTTTTTCCTTCTCCTGCATCCATCTGATGGGCTTCGTCAACAAATAAAATGGCTTTTGGATTTGCAACCAGTCCAGCAATAATATTCTTAATTTTTTCTTCAAAATCTCCACGATATCTACATCCAGCAAGAACGCCGCCAACATCAAGGCTAAAGATAATTTTATCCTTTAAAATCTTTGGGACATTTCCCAAATTAATGTTGTATGCCAATCCTTCTACGATCTGAGATTTTCCTACGCCTGGATCTCCCACAATTAGAACATTGCTCTTTTTCTTTTTAGCCAAAGTGTGCGCAATATCAAACAATTCCTTCTCTCGTCCCACAAGAATATCATAATCTTTCTTCACTTTTTCATTTAGGTTAATGCAATATTCATCCAAAGACGAAGAAGTATTTGAGCAATTAGGAGTCTGCGACATTTTCTTAATCATTTCCTCATTAATTCCATATTTTGACATAAAATAACTAGCATATGATTCTGTGTTAGCCAATATTCTTTTAAAAATATCGCAACTTTCTACTTCACGATTTTCTTTTCGTGCTTCAGTGACTGAATCAACAATCAATGTTTGAACAGATGCTGTGATCTGTCCAGTCATGATATCTGGATTCTCATTAAATATCTGATTTTTTAATAAATGGGTTTGAGATTTTAGGTAATTAAAAATGTCATTAAGTAATTTTTGGGTATCAATACCTTGCTCATTCAAAAAATCCTTAATTTTAGAATTTTGGGTTAAAACATACAAAATATGCTCAGTGGTAATAGTTGTTTGATCTAAACCAATAGCCAATTGAAAACTACTATCAATAATAGTCTTAATTAAAGATGATTGATTTGAACTAAATTCTGACATGTATAATTTTCCTTTCGTTTCATTTAAAGAATAGCATTGTTAACTACAAATGTCAACAAAATATTGAAGATTTTAACCTGATATATAATATATCTCTTTTTTTACTCAACTTGTCCAGTAATCCTTCATTCTGCAACTCAAAAATGGACCCAGATTTTGTTTTGGGAGGAATTAAAATTCTAAGTCTTGCTTTATCTGGACCAATTATAACTTTTTCTCCACCCAAAAATAATTTCCAAAATGGAATTAAAACCGAATAAACTAATTTTCCATTTTTATATGAATAATTTAAAGGTAAATCAACTATTATCTTGACTTCCAGAATACTCAGCAAATTTTCATCCATTTGAATGTTTTTATATCTAATAATATCGTTATTTATAATTCCAGGTGGAATTTTTAAAATAAATTTTCTCTTTTCATCACGAGACGAAAAGTATCTTGTGCAACCCAAAATAGAATCTTGAAGTGATATTTGTATTGTGACACAATAAATTTTATTGTTTGATTTTAGTGATTGTAGACATTCTTTATATTGTTCTTGTAATTTTTGAAATTTTTCAGTGGCATTTAAATCATTTGGATTTAAATCTGGGTGGCAAGTTTTAGCCAATTCATAATATTTACTTTTCAATTGGCTATTTATTAGTGGAGTTGAATTTGAAATAGCCATTTTTTGCTCACCTCATTTTATGTCAATTTATATTTTTTTTCTTTTGGAGTCTCATCTAAAATTTTGTATCTAATTTGCGGTATTAAACCATTATAATATTTAGGTTCGCCATTTGGCAGTTTTTCTCTTAGAACATTTTCTTTAACTAATTTTTCTACTTCAAGCCAAGCCAAATTTGATCTACTTTCGCACAATGCTTCTATTTGAAATTTAAAATTTTCTTTTCCATATTTTTCTATATCAGATAAAAGCCATTTACTTGATCCACTATATTTTTTCCAATTTGATTCAGTTATTGTCTTTTTTCTTCTAGTTTTATTTTTTACTTTCTTTCTAAGAGTAGAATGAAGAAATTTTTTTCCTATATATTGTTGACCAGTTATTTCATTAGTTATTCTATAAATGAAACCAACAAATTCATCTGGTTCAAATTCCCATGGAGAAATCCAATGTCCTTTATCTAATTTCTGTTTTTCCATATATGTATTTATTTAAAAAACAAAAATATGAAAAACAAAAACCTTTAGTTCTTCAAAAAAGAAATAGGAGCGAAGCGAACCAATAGACGAGTTTTGACTGGCGCAGTTGAGCGAAGCGAAACGAGCCCAAGGAAAAACGAGTCAATTCTTTTAGCTTTATGCGTATTGCGAAGCAATACGGGCGAAGCCGAAGTGCAAGCAAATCCCAAACAAAAATTTAAAAAGAAAATAGTTTGTCTCTTCATTTGGAGATATAACTATAGCCAGTTCTTTCTTTTCAAGAACTAAATCATCTTAGAAATAAGTATTATATTTTGTTGTGGAACAAACATTCGCTTCGCTCTGTTTGCCCACTAAAAATATCGATTATCAAGAAAATTATTTCGTGCTTCGCACTCAATAATTTTTTAATAATTAATATTTTTATACAAGACGCTTTAAAATTTTATATGATTTTTAAACGCAAGAACGCCTTGGGGGCGTCTTTATGGAAAAATGGAATATAAAGATATTCCATATGAGAATTCTAATATTCCAAACTCCGCATCGATCACTAAAACTACAACCGACTCATAATGCTTTTTTGCATTATAAACTGGAAACTTTTTGTTTTTACCCAGTGCATCTTATTTGGTATGTTGGGACGGCTATTCTGTATCCCTCAAAGCCAGTATCACGACTTATATTAATAATTTTACTAACAGCGCAAAATATATAACAGTTCTCATTATCATTATATATTTTTTGTGGGTTATGGAAAAGTTCTTTTCTGTTCGTTCCCACTCAGTTCTTATTCTTTGCTCAGACCATGACAGTCAACTTTGCAGGTTGAATCCACCTAGTAGTTCTCTACCAACGAAATTGAAATCCAAAGACTAGATTTTAAGACCAATTAATCTTACAGCTCAAATTGTATTTGTTTCTCCATAATTTCCATATTTACTTCGCCATAATTGAGCCATAAAGATTAATTTACTACACTCCATAAAACCATATTAGTTTGCCATGAATTACTTTTATTTATACATAAAAATGTTAAATTTATTTAATTTTTGAACATATATTTAAATTTATTTTTAATAAGAATTCTTCTATTAACTGTGGTATTT